CCAGCTAAACCTCCAAGTGGTCCTTGTCCAAATAACAACGGAAATGCACCACTTATTAATGCTCCTGATAAAGCTCCTTTTCCTTTCCCTCCTCTACCTATACCACCTACACTACCAGGTGTTCCTTTCATCTTTGTTCGTATTCTTAACTGCTTTTTTAATTCCTTTGTTATTTCTTTTTCTTTTTGTAATTCTGGTGAGGTTGCAGCTATATTTGCTTTGGCCTGTTTTCCTGTAGGACTTTTACCCTGTAACGCATTTTGTACTTTATTAACTCTATCTTCTAACTTCTTTAACTGATTTAAGTTTGCTACTTTTATTCTTATCTGAGCATCGTATGTAGCCACAACTAAAAATTTGTACTTTAAACTTTATTATAAAAGATAAAATTACATACGTCTTTTAGACTTATTAATTTCTTTTTCCTGATCTTCATTAAGTATTTGAAAATAAGCACTCCAGCCTAAAATTTCTTCCAATGTCATCTGTTTTATCTGGACAAGGCTCATACCTAACTCTTTAGCAATACCAAACTGCAACATCATTAAATTATCTTTACGCAGTTCGGCACTTAGTCTTTTGGGTCGATAGGCTCTTCTGTCTCAACAATTACCGCCAAAATTAATGACTGTAAGTCAGAATCTCTTACCTCATTTTTAAGAACATCAATTTCACCTACTTGAAATAAAGAATCGCCATTCTTATCTTTAGCTTTTGTAGTAAGTAAACGTAAACCTAATTCATTTGCATCATCAGATTTAGTCATCCTCTGTGCTCTTTCCTTTTCAGCTAAAGTCAAAGGTGTTATCCACATTTCAAATACTGTTCCATCAGATAATGTAACTTCTTTTTTAGTGGGTTCTAAATTTGCTGCTTTACGCAAGCGGTCAATCGCACGAAGTGTTTTACCTGTTGTTGCCATAATAGAGTTCTATACTCTACTATTGTAGCTCATTATCAATTAAATACTACTTATGCAGTAGCAAAATCAAATGTTGGCTGAACAGCAGGTCTAAATTCTACGCTTACTGTCTGTGCATCATCTGGGTTAACATTCAATGATGCAGCAGTTAATGTAGCTTCAAACTCAATAAATCTACTTAATGTGTCGCTGACTGCTCCACCAGTAAACACCTGGTCCATATATAGTTTCATAGATGCACCTACTTGCTGTCTCTGTAGTACATCTTGAACCATACGGTTTACCATTGCTGTATCTTCGTTTGTAAAATAAGCAGTAGCAGAACCTGTGCCATCGCCAAAACCTGCAATATATTTTCTAAATGGAGTGAATTGGGTTGGAGTACCGCCAATAGTTGTTACATCTATCTCTTCTCTGGATATTTCAAATGTCCATTCTCTAACCTGTGAAACACTTGCAAAAGCTGCATAAGCTACCTGGAACTCATTAGGAGATGCTGCTGTTCCCACATCAGTAATATTTACTGCTGAACCACCAGAAGTTGCTGACACCTGTAATGCTCCTGTTGTGGCTGTATATGCAATTACATAGAAAGTATCAGAAGTAGTTAATCCTGCTGGTAATGTACCCGTTCCAGATCCACCAGTTTGAGAGTTGATAACACTAAATTTAACAGGATCACCTACTTTGAAGTTTAAATAAGTTTCAACAGTTATAGTTTCAGTTCCAATATTTACACCAGCTGTGCCAAAAGTACCTTTAGTACCAGCAGGTTTGTAATATAAAGCTCCAGATGTTCCAGATAAAGCGGTGACAGCCATGATTCTTAAAAAGAATTGTATATCCTATACATTAGCGTGTTTTTTGCAATTTGTTTAGCTTATAACTGTAGCAATATAAGATGTCTCTACTCTTCCCTGGAACAAAGGAGGATTTTCTGTAGTAGAAAAATCTGGCCCTTCAATAGCACCTACTCTAAAAAATACTCCAGAATTTGTTTTTGCTGTGTCATTTAATGTTTCTAAAACATTAACAGCAGTAGTAACTAATGTCTGATTTCTTGCAGGACCTTTTCCCTTTTCTGAAAAAACACGAATAACAATAGCTCCCTGGGCATTATCAATACTTGAATTTAAAGTAGGCTCATTTGTTATTCCAAATGTTACATTTATTGTTACATATTCTGTTGTACTGCTTATGGGAGCAGCCGTAATATTATCAAAAAATACTGGAACCGAAGGAGATAAGTTTGTAAAAGCCGTGAGAATAGGGTTTTCTACTGCTGCTCTAATAGATTGGTAGTTCATAAAAATGTTTTTTTGGTTTCAGTATTAAAGTTTTTATTAAATGTACTTTGAAAAGGTCCTCCTGTTCTATAAGTATTAAACCAATCTAGTTTTGCAGTTCTACCAGATACAGGTTTTCCTCTTAATGTTTTACCGTTTCTTCTACCAAAAAAATCTTGAAATTTTCTCTTACCTAAATTAGTTGTAGGTTCATCTGTTGGTCTATAAAAAAAATCAACCTCTTTATCAATAGCCTGTTTTGCATAAGGAGAAGTATTGTAAATGCTAAATTTTACACTATTTTTCTTTTTTACAACCGAAAATACTTCATTAATACTTTTTTTAGGTAATTTTAAACGCTTTGGATCGGAGGCTTGACCATTACCTTTAGCTAATACTTGACCCATACCTTTTATTTCCCAGGAGTTAGAGAATTTACCAGACCAGCTTGGACCCTGGTTTTGCATATCAAAACAACTTTTTTCTAACGATTTTGCTGGTGCATCATAAACTACAGCAGTAGCGTACCTTTTTATATCTTTACTAAACATAGAAAATCTTCTAGCCATTATTGTACTCTCACCACTAAAGAATGATATACAGGTTCATCTCCTCTATATGTTCTTATTGATATTATTTTAGCTTCAACAGTAGAACCTGCTTGCGTGTATTGAATACGATCCGCCTGTGTAGGATAGTAATCACCTAATTCTTCCGCACCAATCAAAACACTTAAATCACTAGTTTGATAAACACCTTCATTTTCATTTGAATTTACCTGAGAAATAATACCTTTTACCGTTACATTTGTATCAGATCCTGTAACAGCACCAGTTGTAGGATTATATGTACGAGGTGTTGTTGTTTTTATATAAGTTATATCTTGACCAAATTGAGATAAAACTTTGGTTGGAATATTACTAAAAATAGTATCTATTTTTGCCATCAGCCTCTAACTACCCTCATTTGAAAACTACCTGCTCCACCTAGCATATAAGCTCCAAGATAACTTTGTAACCAAGGGTAAACATCTAAAATATTATTTACCACACCACTTCCCTGGCTATCAGTATTATATTTAACCTCCATATCTCCTAACTTTACTTCAGAAAAATTACCATCTTTACCAGTAGTACCAGTAATAGCATCAGTATCATTAGCTAAAGCTCTAGCTAATTCATATTGTGCATATTTAATATTCTTTGGAATTAAATCACAGGAAAGTTCTACACCATCTACCTGATAATTATTTCTAGGAAATTTTAATGCCTGATTTTCGTCACATCTATCCCCATAATAAACAAAACTATCAATCCATCTTGTAGCAGATATTAAGGCTCGATTTTTCTTATCATCCTGTTTATTGTCCCATTGTGTAGAGCTAGGAACAGTTTCAAAATATGCATCTGCTTCAGCTAATGTGACATAGCTATTAGCATTTGCTCCTTTTATTGTTGCGTTTATAGTGGCTGCCACGATCCAAAAAGTAATTTAGTTTTATTGTAGCGTAAAGAAAAAACCCCACCAATATTTGATGAGGTTTTCGAGGACCACCGATATAATCTTAAGACTTAAGACCGTTATCAAGTGGAGTGTTAACAAAGATTTCAACCATAGGAATGAGATCAATGTCATAAGTAGCAGACCAGTTAGATCCAGTACGAAGTGCTGAGTTAGCAGGGTTGTCAGCAGCGTTGCCCCACTTAGTACCCATAACGTGATAAGTACTGTGATAGTCAACGGATAGAACATCTTGCTTAGATAGGATGTTTCTTTCAGCTTCAATTCCTAAATCTTGCTGAACTCCTTCAAGAATTGTTCCTGACTTCATTAGATAGCAACGGAACTCCTGACGGTTTCCTGTAGATGTTGGATCGTTAGTGTTAACAGCAGAGTCAATAATAACTTTACAGCCAGCAAATTCACCAACTGCTCTGTCACTAATGCCAACACCGCCACCACCCCAAGTTACTGCACCAGAAGCAGATAAAGCAGCAGTTGAAAATGTCAACATACCAACTTGGTAGAGGTAGTAAGCAACAGAAGGATGAACGATAAGAAGATCAAGCTCTTCTCCTCTTTCTCCCAATTTAGAACGAGCTTCTGCCATCGTTGCAGCAGTTAGATAGTTTGCTTCACCAGTAGAACCAGAACCACCTAATTGCTTTTCTAAACGATGACCATTAAGAGCAGTATGGAATAAACCAGTTAACTGCTCATATAAACGAACAGAATTTAGCTTGTTAATAGCATCTGCAAGCTGATTTCTGATGTGACCCATTGGATCTTCACCAGCAGCTAATACAGCAACATCATCAACAGCATACGCAAAACCTCTATGACAGATAGTTGCGATCTGTGTTCCTGTTCCAATCTTCTGAGGTGTTAAATAACCATTACTGCTAGTACCCCATGTTGCAGTACCATCAATAATCTCTTCAGTTGGAGATACAGGGTTAAATTCTGGAACTTGTATTCTTGTACCACCTGCTCTTGAATCAAGAAGTGGGTTACGAACTACAGCACCAGACTGTATAAATAGACTACGTTCTTTGATTGCCTCAGAAACGTAAGTACTAAAATTATTTCTCTTAACGATATCCGCTAATAGGACACCGCCAGAGTAATTCTGAAACGGAGCAGCCATTCAGATTTACCTTTAAAAAGTTTTTTGCGATCCCCTAGTCACGGACAAGGGCATTAATTTCACGGAAATTAACTATTTTGTTTGAGCCTCTTGCTTGAGCACTGCTGCAAGCTGAGGATTCTGTTCCGATATTAGCATTTGTTGAGTCACATTGCCCGTTTTCCAAGGGTTTGGTTGGCCTCCACCAGCATTTGCTACAGGACTTGGTTTTGCACCCATTCCAGCAGAGCTACTAGCCTTAAAATGATGTTCCCAACCACTTCCAGGGTTTTTGAGACTCGTGAGATAGGAAGTAAGATCCTGTTCTACACCACCATTAAGAACAACAACTTTTCCTTCAGCATTTTTTTGTAACTTTTCCTGTAACAATGCTAAGGTTTGCTCTGCATTAATCGCTCCAAGATTACTAATAGCTGCAAGTGCTGTTGTCTTGGTAGAAGCTACTTCATTAGAAGTTTTTAAATCTTCCAAACTTTGTTTAAGAGAGATATTTTCTTGTTGTAATCCTTGATTTGTTTTATTAGCCTCTTCCCAAAGGGTTTTCCATTGACCTTGATCCTCTAGCTCTTGTTTACGTTGTTGATCTTTTTGTTTATAGACATCATCAAGTTTAGTTTTGATGCCTTTAAATTTTTCTTGTAATTCAGTCGCTTCTTTACGAGCAGCAGCTAATTTACCTTCATATTCTGCTTTTACAGAATCAAGATTTGGTGCTTGTGGTTGTGGTTGTGAAGGAGTGTCAGTCACAGACTGTTCAGCGTTGGTCACAGACTCAGGCTGAATTACTTTTTCTTCGATTGCCATTAATTATTCAGAAAGTGGATTAGTAGTTTTCTTTTTAGGGGACTTTTTCTTAGTCGCTTTTGGTTCGGGGGCAGGGCAGACAGCAGGAGCTTCAGCACCATTACCCATCCTTTCAGATAAAGTAGGTTCTACAAGTTCCCATTTGTAAGTCCCGTCAGGTTGAAGAACTTTATCTAGGGATTTAGCCATAATTAAGTATGTACTTGTTTATCATTGTAATGCTAAAAACTTCCGCCGTCTATTACTGCATCTGTTGCGATAGAAACTTCTCCATTTGATACTGATATTCCAGCACCAGCAGTAACAGTTGCATTACTACCAGCAGGTCCTTGTGGACCAGTTGCTCCTTGCGGTCCTGTCTCACCTTGAGGTCCTTGTGCTCCAGTAGCTCCATCTGATCCATTAGCACCTGTAGCACCTGTAGGGATACTAAAAGTTAATACCGCAGCACTAGATGTTCCAGCATTTGTTACTGTAGCACTAGAACCTGCTGCTCCTGTAGTAACAGTTCCTATCGCTATTGTTGCAGCATTACCTGCTGGACCTTGAGCACCTGTTGCTCCATCTGCTCCATCACTACCATCTGTACCATTAGTTCCATTTGTACCATCAGCACCTCTAGGAATTGTAAAGTTGAAAACAGCAGCACTACTTGTTCCTGTATTAGTAACACTTGCATCTGTTCCAGCATTACCTGTAGTAACACTACCAACAGAAACTGTTGCTGAAGATCTACTACTACTTGCTCCAGGTAATTGCCCTCCTACAGTTAACTCACTTCTTTTATCTTCTTTTCCTGTAAGTTCTATACCTTCACCCCACTTACTAGATCTTTTCGGCCCATAAATAGTTAAAGGAGTTTTTTGTACATAAAAATCACCATCTACACCTTGTTTTGTTTGTGGTTTATCCGATCCAGATAAAATTTGTGTTCCGTTATCACCTTTATTTCCTTTTGCTCCTTGAATACCTTTATCACCTTGTATTCCTTTTGGTCCTTGTTCTCCTTTAACTCCCTGTTCACCTTTAGGCCCTTTTTCTCCTTTTGGCCCTGCAACTCCTTGCTCTCCTTTTGGTCCCTGCTTGCCATCACGAACTTTAGGTAGAGACTTTAATTTCTTATTTAAACGTACTAACGCTGTAACTTGAGCTAAACTTAAATCTTCTTTAGTTGCCATCATTTATCAAAGCATTAATTAATTTATCAACCTGTTCTGATGTTGCCCCTTCACGTTTTGGCTCTTCTTCTTTGACTTTTTCAGTCTCACTTGTCTCATCATTCTGAGGTAAAACTTCTCCCTGTACAAGAATTTGTCTAAACTCTTCTCTATCTATAACCTGTTGGTCAAATAAAGCTGTTAACGCTGTTACATCTTGTCCAATTAACCTTTCAATATCAAAATCTCTACTGATCTTTACTTCAGGTGGCTCAATTCCTACATATTGTGCAGATAAATTAAATGCTTTTTGTAACTTTTGCTCCAACTCCATTGAAACCATAGAAAGCATTGAATTAGTATCAACTCTATCTAATCTTCTGGCATCAGCAGATTCAGCTACAAATTTTTGTTGTGATAACGTACTGATACCTAAAGTAGCCATTTGCATTTGTAATTCCTTTATTTCAGCAGATTGAGCATCAAATGCACTACTTGCAGGTTCTACATAATAAATTTTATTTCCTGGCTGAGTTGCCATCGCATAATTAACAGATATAGCAAGATCTTTAGTCTGATCGTCATATCCTTCCATTACAAGCATTGGTTGAGATGCAACGTGTAAACTATGAATTAAATCAGCTTGCCTCTGAAAATGTGCAAGATTTAAATACGCAATATCCAATAAAGGTGGTTTACTTGTTAAGTTATCTGTTTTGCCAGAATAAATAGTAACTAAAGGTATTTCACCTAAACTAAACTCTCCTGATTCGACTAATTTAAAATCTTTTTCAGCAGTTGTAGCGTCAAACTCTCCAGCAAAAGAATTATCATTAAGGTCATACATCTCATCAATCTGATCTTTCCTACGAAAAACTCTATATTTCCCAGGTTCTATAACTCTTACCTGATCGTGAACTTTTTCTCCAAACTGACCATCAGGTAAAACTGCCTTTTCACCAATTCTTGCCTGTATAAGATTTCCATAATTAGATTCTCTATCTAATCTCCAACCATAGAGATTTAGAGGATCTACTTCAATCCAGTAAGGTCTACGATCTTGTGCTCTTTCTTCAGCTAAACTTCTTGCTCCTGATGGGGCAGGATAATCAACAAGGATATGACTCTGACCATAAGTAAGAGAACACATCAATATTCTTCTTGCATATTCATCTAAATCTGATTTGCAACCATCAACATCCATCTTAAACATTTCGGTCCAATAAGGATCTCCTATGAGTGATATTGGTTTTCTTAATACAAGACCTGTGGCTGCTCTTATTAACCTTTGTGTGAAAGGACTAAAAACAGCACGGTTTACTCTAGCCATATAAGCGTCATAATCTTCTCTTGGTTCTAATGGTAAAAATGCTTCGCTATTTTCTCTTAAGTATTCAGTACCTTCAGTAACAGCTTTCATTATTTCCCAACTCTTCATCATATCTAAAACAGCCCTTGTTCTAGTAAAAGGACTATCTATTCCACCAGGAGAAGTGGAAGTGATAATCTTTGTTTTAATTTTGCCTGGAATTGCAAAAGTCATGTCAACACCTCCATCTCTTTAATGCTAATCCTTTTCTAGTTAGTTTACCGTTTTTACTGGTAGGACCTTTAACTCCTTTCATTCTCGCACAAAAAGATTTTTTTCTTGCTGCTCTTTTCCCTGTTGGTTTCTTTTCCGTAACAGGTGCTTGTAAATTACTTCCTGTAGCACGATTATATTTGGCACGACCTTTTGCCGTTAAACCTCCTTTACGAGATTTTTCGCCTCTACCTACTGATAAACTAACATTCTTTTTAGCCACGTTTATTTTTTCCTTTTTTTAGCTGTTTTTGCAGCTTTTTTAAAAGCAGCAGCAGTAGGAGCACCTTTACTACCAGGTTTTCTCATTTTTTCTCCGCTACCAGCTTTTATACGCTTCTTTTTTGCGTGAATATTAGCATATAGCCCTTTTTTCTTACGCACAACTACACCTCTTTTTCTTGGTTCCTTTCTTCTTTTTCTTTTTTCCCTTCGGCTTTATTGAGCCATAATGTCCAGGCATCGTAAGAATTAGGTATTTCTTAGTATATTCTAAACGAAGTTTGGCCTAATGTCTCTGGTTTTGCAAGGTTAAATTGTTGTAAACAGAGATAACCAAAAGCATCAAAAGCGTGATCTACACCCAAGTTTTTATTTGGTAAACCAGTATTCGGTGCATATGTAAGAGTTCTTAATGCTTTTATCAATTCTTTACAACGAGGATGTATAAAAGTTCTTCTCTCTCCGTTTGCATCGTATAAAGCAGTATTAACAGCAGTAATCTTATCTCTGATTTTCCAAGGTGATTTTGGACTCATAACCGTAAATCCGCTTCTTCTTAAAATATTGTGGTCCGTAACTCCGACTCCACTTGTTTTTCTCGCACTACCAGTAGGGTCGGGACACGCAATTACTCTTCGATCAACTCCGTATCTTCGTATAACTTCCTCTGCAAAATCCCAAGTAGTTGCTCCACCTGTCAACATAATCTCGTCAAACACATAAAGATTATTATTATGCTTAACAGCACAAATTCCTGCCATTGGGTCAACGTTAAAATCTAAACCCATGATTAATGGCAGCATATGTAGATCTTCTACTTCGCTACTTATATTCTCATCACCAAAACTGACAGCTACTAATCCTGTAAGATTCTCGAAACTTGCCTCGAACTCCTGCTTGAATGTTCTACTGTCTAATTGTGCCTTCGCTGCCTCGACTTCCTCTGCTGGAACATTGCCTCCATCTATTGTGGTAAAACTCCACCTTTTCCAATCCCCCGTGGGATCTTCTGGAACGTAACACCATAAATCGTAAAACCAACTTGCCGTGCCATCGGGTGTTGAAATGAATAGGGCCCATCCCTGTTTATCTGCTAGTGCTGGTCGAATAACCTGAAACCAAACGTCAGAATCCATAAATGCTGCCTCATCCAGTACAACACCAGCTAAACTTCTACCTCTCAATGTGGTTGCGTTTTCTGTTCCTTTCAATTCGATAAGTGAACCATTTATTAGCTCGATTTTTAAATCTGTTTCGTTTTTCGATTGTATCCACTCTCTTGGTACAAGTTTTTTTAATTCTTTCCAGGCAATGTCTTTTGCCATACGATATGTTGGAGCACAGTAGAAATATGTTTCGCCTGGTCGTTTAATTGCAGCGTTTACAAGTTCAATACAAGATAAATATGATTTTCCAAATCTTCTGCCAGCTACCAGTACCCTAAATCTGTTTTTTGCATTGAACACCTCCCCCTGGGCCCAACGCAATGTTAAGTTTTCTCA